GAATATTATTGATACAAGTTATGCAGAATGGCCAGAAGATCACAAAAGTTTTAATTTTATGCAACTAGATAATGGTCAGTATGCAGCACAACCAAACAATCGTTGTTTATTTTTAGATGCAGCAAGTAATCCAAAACAAATGAAGTTTCCAGACTTTAAAGTATGCACTAAAAAATACATCGTAGAACAAAAACCAAAATGGGCTTTAGGCGATACAAACACAGTAATGTATGAAGAATAAACAGGAGAAAAACAATAATGATTAAAAAGCAACACAGCAAACTAACAGACAATCGAACAGAGTTCAAACCATTTAGTTATCCGTGGGCATATAATTCATGGTTAAAGCATGAACAATCTCATTGGCTTCACCTTGAAGTTCCAATGCTTGAAGATGTAAAAGATTGGAAAAACAAACTAACAGAAAATGAAAAGAAGTTTCTTACACACATCTTTAGGTTTTTTACACAAGGCGACATTGACGTTGCTGGTGGTTATGTAACAAACTATTTACCATACTTTCCACAACCAGAAGTTCGCATGATGCTTCTCGGATTCGCAGCACGTGAGGCACTTCATATTGCAGCGTATTCACATTTGATTGAAACACTAGGTATGCCAGATACAACCTACTCAGAATTTTTAGAGTATCAAGAAATGAAAGACAAACATGATTATATTCTTGGTGTTAGTTCACAGAATGATAATGTTGCTTCTACTGCTACTCACATTGCAGTATTCTCTGCTTTTACCGAAGGAATGCAATTATTCAGTTCCTTTATCATGCTACTTAACTTTCCACGCACAGGCAAAATGAGAGGTATGGGTCAGATCATTACATGGTCAATCGTAGACGAAACACAACACGCAGAGTCTATGATTAAATTGTTCCGTACATATATTGAAGAGAACAAAGAAATCTGGAATGATGATTTGAAGAGTAGAATATACACGATTGCAGAAAAGATGGTTGAACTTGAAGATAAGTTCATTGATCTTGCTTTCTCAATGGGTAGTATGGAAGGTCTGACAGCAGAAGATGTGAAGAAATATATTCGTTACATTGCAGATCGTCGTTTGATCAGTCTTGGTCTGAAAGGCGTATTTAAAGTCAAAAAGAATCCATTACCATGGGTTGAAGAAATGATTAACGCACCAACACACACAAACTTTTTTGAGAATCGTGCTACAGATTATTCAAAGGGTGCTTTGTCGGGTAACTGGGAAACTGTATGGGGTAAAGCCGCTTGAGTTTACCTTTCTGGACATTTTTCAGCATAGTATTCGGTATTACGGCAGCTATCATTATAATTTGTTATTTTTGGGATAGATACGATGAGCGCAAAGCAAAGAGGATGATAGAAAAAATACGCTCTAAATAATAGTTTAAAGGAGAATATCATGAAAAGCATATTAGCAATAATCATGGTAACACTTTTATCATTCTCTGCGTTTGCTGCCGATGATCGATATGAACTGAAAATGGAAAACAACAGAGTTGTGCATGACGATTCTGATTGGATTTTTTTGAAACATGAACACTCATATGCGTTTTCTATGAGTAAAAGTCTTAATCGATTGGATGAAGATACTACCATAGTTCATTCGTTCATTCAGTTTGATCATGAATATAACTATGCTACTTTTACTGAGCCAACTTATAGAATCTATACGATGGGACTTTTAAGTTGTTCAAGAAAATCAATTATGTTATTACGACAAATATATGTAAAAAAAGATGGAAAAATACAAGCAATTCAACCAATTCAACCAAATCAATATGTTTCGGAACTTGAGATGACAGACACCGCAAGACATCAAATGTACCTTAGAGTATGCTCAGGAGAGATAGTATGAAAAAACTTTATACAGCAGTAGGATTTTTATTCCTATGTTTAGTTTTACCAGCACATGCACAAAAAGCACCACAAGGTGTGATGTATGATGCGACGATTGTTCGTGTCAATGATGGTGATACAGTAGTCATTGCAGCACCATTTTTACCTGCACCATTGAAGCCCGAACTTGCGGTTCGTATCTATGGAGTTGATACGCCAGAGAAAGGGTTTCGCGCACAGTGCCCTCAAGAAGACGAAAGAGGAAAGCTGGCGACTAAATTTACAAACAACGCAGTTGCAAAATCTGTCAAACGTCAAGTTGTCTTATACGGCTGGGATAAGTTTGGTGGTCGTGTACTGGGTGATATGATTCTAGATGGTCAAAGTCTTCGTGCAATGCTCATTCAAAATGGCTTTGCACGTGAATACTACGGTGAAGCAAAACAATCATGGTGTAACTAATTATGAGAATACAACACGAATGCACAGCGTGTGGTTCTGCATTTACCATTACATATGATGAAATGCAAACCGAATCGGATCCATCACATTGTCCTTTTTGTGGCGAATATTTGATACTTGATGACGAAAATTTTGATGACGAAAGCTTGCATGATGATGAAGATGAAGAACCGCTATGACATGGTATTACGATGGTGCACCATATGAGTATGATGGCGTATCTTTTGGCTTCGTGTATCTAATAGAAAATCTACTAACAGGAAGAAAATATATTGGACGCAAATACTTTACAAGTGCTGGCTACAAGCAAGTCAACGGCAAGAAAAAAAAGATACGAAAATCTTCAGACTGGCAAACTTATTGGGGTTCCAATGAATCACTCAAAAGAGAAATCGCGGAGTCAGGAGAAGACAAATACAGAAGGATAATTCTACGTTTGTGTAAAAACAAATCTGAATGTGCATACTGGGAAACGTATGAAATACTTTCTAGACACGCATTGTTAAGTGAGAATTATTACAATGATTGGGTAACGGCAAAGATACGCAAAGATCACCTTAAATCTATTGTGCAGAGCAACAAAAATACTATATAATAGTAGAACGGTGCCTAATGGGCCGTTTAACTTTCATAGGAGAAAATTATGTTTTTCACACAAGCACCTCAATTTCCTACATTTTACACTTGGAATGACATTCAGCGCAAAGCTGAAGCAGCTACTATCAAAACAATCGACTTTAATAAAGTAATGATTGATCATACCATTGCCTATTTTGACAGTGTTACAGAAAACAATTTTACTACATATACAAAGAAGGTAGTAAACTTGAATAAGAACATTGCAGAAGATGCAAAAAAAATCATTAAATCTGAAATCAAAGAAGCTAAAGCTTGATATTGAAGGCAAGACAAAATTTTTTGATTCCGTACCAAGAGGTGGGTGGTGGATTAAATTCTCCACCTACCGAGATCGTTTTATATTATTGATGATCATTTCTGAATACACAGGACAAACAATTATTCGCTACTACGCCGAAGAACAAGATGCGGTAGCATTCATAAACTTTATTACCACATGTAACGCACAAGATACATTTTATTCAGTATAGGAGTTGTTATGAACATATATGAGTCTTTGAAAAACACGCGAACTATGATTGATTCTTTACTGGTAGATGCACCTCTTGAATTCAATTCAATTCCTATTCCTAATCCACTAGAACAAGTTAAACTTGCTGCTGACGCTTGTGTGAAAGCATTAGGATCAGGCAACAAAATATTTTTCATGGGTAATGGTGGTTCGGCAGCCGAAGCGCAGCATCTTGCTGGTGAATTGGTATCATATTTTATGAAACAAAGTAAACCATATGCAGCGATTGCATTAAATACGGACTCATCAGTCATTACGGCAATTGCAAATGATTTAGGCTATCAGCAGGTATTTTCACGCCAGCTCGAAGCACTTGCAAGACCAGGTGATGTTGCAGTTTATTTGTCCACATCGGGTCTTTCTAAAAATATTCTTGAAGCAATGGGAGTTGCAAAAGATTTGAATGTGATTAACATCGCATTTACTGGTATGAAGACTAGATACATGTATGATTATTCCGACTATTACATTATGATACCATCTACATCAACACCTACAATACAAGAAGGTCATTTGATTTTAGGACATATACTATGTGACATGATTGAAGATAGTATAGAATCTGAGACACTCCATGACGATTTCTAATGTATGCCAGTTCAAAAAACATGTCCTAAGTGTGGTGTAACACACAATAAACGTGGATTATTCTGTTCACGATCATGTGGTAATGTGCGTAAACATACCGAAGAAGACAAAGCAGTTCGATCAATTAAATTAACGGAATATCATTTAACGCCAGAAGGTGCAGCGACACGCGAAAAATCATCACGCATGATGTCCGCAAAAAGAAAAGGTAAAAGTTGGGAAGAAGTTAGTGTAGAAGATTTTGCGGTAGACATACCTGATGTTACTGATTATGCGGCAGATTACGATGACACCTGGCAAAAAGCGGAAAGGTGGTAAAAATGAAAACTTTCATCATCGTACTGTTTACCGTACTACTAGTATTTGCCATGAATACTGGTGATTGGTTTGCATATGTGCTTGTATTAGCAGGATTTATGACCATGTTTTATTATGTGGATGATTTAGATTGAAGCGATTGACAACCACTACAAATCATTATATAATTTGATATATGGCAGAGATATATACATTTGTACCCAAACAAAAACCCAAAGAGAAGAACAACGATGAGTTGAGCCGTCTCAGGGCAAAGTTGCTTGAATTATATGAAGTCCGAGATACACTTAACAAAGAGATTAGATATACCAAGGATGCAATCAATTTGCTCGAAAAAGGCGAAAAATGACAGATGATCCTGACAATTTTAATGATGAAATTGATGAGGTAAGTGTCATTGACAAAATTAATATCTTGATAACACTTATAGAAAATGGTCCAAAAGGTAGGTACAAAACTTTGGCGTCCGTATTACATGAAGCAAAATTTCAGTTATTACATGCTTGGAATGAAGTCCAATATTATATGGAGTTATGTGAAAGCTATGAAAAAACAATCAAACAAATAGGCGATAAATTGAAGTAACAAATCATCGCCAGGAGAAGGGCGATGAACACATTCTTCAAATATATTCTCTTTTACATATTAGCACTTTTTTTTGTAATGCTAATTCCTCACACAATTTTCTTAATATTCAAATGAACAGACACTTTACGTTTACAGAGTGGCTTGTTGTTTTTGCTGTTTTATTTTTTCTTGTGATACAGTCCGCTGATGCAAAAAATAAACATCGACGCAAATCACATCGAAAACATACAGTCAAAGAACAGATAATTCGTGAATATGTGCCTGATACAATATCGGTAATGGTAACGAATGTGACTGACGGTGTGATTATTCGATCACAGAACATTGACCAAATTCGACCGCTGGCTAGTATGACAAAACTCATGACTGCAATGGTTGCATTGGATCATGATGATGACATGAACCGAAAACTTGTATTGAGACAGATGGCTGGTAGTAAAATGCCTAAACGTGAATACACACGTGGTGAATTGTTTCATATGCTACTAATCAAAAGTGATAACGCAGCAGCAGAAACACTAGCGGCAGATTACCCTAATGGTCGTGATGCATTTATTCGTGACATGAATATTCGTGCAATGATGTTGACAATGTACAGCACGAAGTTTGATGATCCATCTGGTTTGAGTCCGAACAATGTAAGTACCGCAAGTGATGTAACACAAATGGTCATAGCAGCATCTAAATTCGGTAAGATAAGAGACATTTCTACCAAGAAAACTGCAACGATTAATATTTTAGACACAAAGAGAAGTCGCACAATGATACTTCACAATACAAATGCTACTATACTCTCACAGATAGAAGGTGTGCAAGTAAGCAAAACTGGATATACCAATCCAGCAGGCTTTTGTGTAGCCATACTGATATACAAACAAAACGGCGATAAAGAGTACCATGAGGTAATTGTCGTGATGGGTGCAAGAAATCCATCACAGAGAGTTGACACCGTAAAGAGAGTTTCATATAATAGAGTGATAGGAGATAATTATGCCACAACAAGCAGATTTTGAAAACGTGATGAATCGGATCAAAAATCTTACCGAATATGAGGTACAAGTAACTGTACCAAATGAGTTTGAGTTTGATGGACCTGTACCATTTGACATGTCAATTTCAGGAGGCACTGCATGGGTAAAAGTAATCGCAACGTCAATAGAAGAAGCAACAATGAAAGCAAATGAATATTTTGAATGCAAATACAAGTAAGCCATGGATGACATCAGAGTATGATGTACCTGTGTTAGAGAATGAAGAGATGTGGTCACAGCGTGTAATCGATGAAGCAGCACAATATATTTGGCTAGAAATTGATAGAGAGCAAAAGTAATGTGGATTTTGATTATTAGTCTGTACATGCCACAACCAAATGGTTCTACACAAAGCAAAGGCATCATACAGGCACCACAATCTAGCTATGAACAGTGTATCAAAGCACGTGATCGTGTAAAAGAAAATTGGCATATAGAAGGTTATCGCGTAAGCCCAAGATGCGTGTATTTGAAACATTATTAATCTGGCGTTCGTATAATGGATAATACAGTTCTCTTCTAAAGAACGAACGTGGGTTCGATTCCTGCACGCCGGACCAACTTTAGTCAGATAGAACTTATCAGGAGTGCAACAAAATGACTGAAAAAATTTTCAAAAAGAAATCATTATGGCGAAAAAGGCAGGTTCCTAGCAGATAATGCTTGACAATCTTACCGCTTTTAATTTTCAAAGGTCGTGACTGACAAGCTTGGCCCGTTATATGTCGTAGCGGGCAATCAAGATGAATACGACGATTTTGTGATTCGTAAAAGAATCAAGGGTATTGGTTATGATTTTCGATATGTCATTAGTGCCGATGTACTGCGTGACTTGAACTATATTCGTGGATTCTACGTTGGTAGTTATCAAGAACGCAACGACTGGCCTGAGATTGATACCGTTATCAAGATGATAAAAGCCAAAGGTGATTGACAAAGTTTTCATTCGCTGTTATACTAATGTTTCTTGAGTTGATAAGGAGTTTATGATGATTGCGCCTGTAGTACCTATGACTGATGAAGAACTAATCGACGAGATAGCACGTGAAGTTGCTGGTGTCACGTTTGTTGAGAATTTTGATGATGAGACTGAGGCAATGTTTGATGCATTGTTTGCTGAACATAAAGCAAGAATGTATGCTGCACATTCGTATGATCTTGATGCTGATGCGTATGGAAACATGTAATGAAATTGTGTAAAGATTGTAAATACTTTGAGAAAGCCTCTGAACAAGAGGCTTTTTGTTTACATCCACAAGCGGCAAAATATGATGATCCGGTCTATGGTAATCATTCAAAAAGAACTTGTCTCTCAATGAGAATGATGAGTGAAGATTGTAGTCGAACTGGTAAATTATGGGCTGCAAAATCTGGTTTTATGTTGACAGAACATGATGAATAGACAATTCAAGTGGGAACGAAACGGTGATGCCCATTTTTACTATGATGAAAAGACTGGTAAAATTGTAGGCAGAGTCAATAAACTTGCCCTACAAGAAATATGGATATCATTGATTTATATTGGTGAGTATACATTTACCGTTGATGATGAAAAGCACTTGGGGCAGTACATTAATCTAGATTTTGCAAAACGTGCGACTGAGTTTTATTGGGAACGTGAGTCACGAACACTTCTTGCAGGATCTGAACCATGATAAACAATAAATAATGTTATGATTTGGTGATAATCCAATCGTAGCATTCATGTCC